TAGCGCGGTCAGCAATAGCCTGATCTGCTGCCCCGTAAACTTGGGCTAGATTAAACGGTTTGAAGTCATATTCTGCCATGATCTATTTCCAGAAAGGGGTTGAAGATGAATAGCCACCAGGATATGTGCTGCCATAACTCAATACAGGCGTATTTGTTCTTTGGTTGTACAAGTAATTTCCAATGCCGCCTTGGATAGCGTTATTCCACGCATTAGCCCCAGCCATGCCTAACTGACCTTGTTGTTGAGCAGTGCTCATGTTTGAGTTAATTCCAGTAGTTAACAAACTGTTATTCATTGACTGATTGTTTGTGGTAGCACCTAACCCTACATTTTGCTGACCACTCAACATGCCGTATGTATTGGACTTGTCATTCATAAAACGACCGTATGCGTCTGAGGCTTTGGTTGTTCCATAGTCATTAGCGTATCTTGTCAATGCTTTTAATGTTGATCCAGAATCAATACCACCATTGGCAGAGGCCAATCTCGAAATTGCTTGATTACCTTGATTAAGGCCAAACTCTAACCCAGTGTTATAAACAACATCCTTATTAAGGTCGTCTTGGCTAAAGTTTTTAAGTAATGATCCATATAATGGATTTTGAGCCATTGCAGCATTGATAGCATTTGTATCGTATTCAGTAGTCCTTACCTTCCTGTTTTCATTTTTACCCCAACGTTGATAATGACCGTAAGGATCATTGCCATACTTGGCGCTTGCAGCAACGTCAGGGTTAGCTGCTAGATAACCGGCAGCATCAAAGTTATTGGGGTCTACATCAGAGAGTGTATAACCTTTAATATAATTATTACGGTCAATTCCTAAAGCCGCTTCCGCTTCTGGACTAGACAATCCTAAATAAGCAGCTAATAGATTATTTGCAGACGACCCGGTAGACTTGTATGGGGAAAACGCTGCATTATTTTGCGCAGTTTGTTCTTTTATTTGCTGTTGAGTTAGTGCATTTGCTTTGCCAATAGCTTTTGATGCGTCACTGGCAGAATCGCTACCGAGGAAACCAGATATAGCAGACGCTCCACTAATTACCGATCCGGCATCCCACAATGAAGGCCCGAAAGTGAAGAATCCTGGAAAGAATAACTCGTAGAATCTTTTAATTCCAAACATTGTAAAAATCCTCTCTAGTCATTATCAAATACCATCTTTCATTATCTTCAGCCTTCAATTTCCAACCTATCCTTAAATCAAAATCAAGCGCCCAAGGCTTTGTTTTAAGAATTGATGTTTTCAAGTGATTATAATGACTAAACATTATATCAGCTACTTGTTTAAGCTCTTTTCTGAATAATACTTTTTTCCTATGGGTTGTCATTACATGGATGTGCATATCGTTTCCATATGCAAATATCGCTCCCCACGGATATTCCCACACAATACAAGCATTCAAAAACGCTTCAAATCGTTCAGGCGGTATATTGCTATTGGCTAGACTTAAATCTAAAGCCAGAGCGCTATACTGGTGTTCCTGTGGCATCAACCCAAGTGCTGCCATCATTGCCTATCCAAATCGGTTTATTAAGTGTCTTGTCAAAGTAATTTCTCCCCACAAATAGATATTCCGTTGGTCTCTGAGCAGTAGTGCCAGACGATTGCAAAGCAGCTAATGCGCTAAATGTTTCAGAGAAAAAAGCCATCCAAGGAGATTCTGGGAATCCTTTTGGATTTAACATTGGCTGTTTATTTGGTGCTGGTGAGATCATGATCTTGCCCCGCGCATTTTGATAGATGAGCCAAATATCACTCTTTTAACCGGGTCTGTGATTCTAAATTTGAATGCCCAATCCCTAGATTGTCCTAATTGTCTCCATACGGCCCGCGCTCGGTATTGCCCAATCATTCCCATATCAGTCCATTGTTCATCGTTGAACGTATGTCCACCGTCTTTAGAAACGGACAACATGATCTGAGGGTTTGAGCCTTGACCGTTAGGAAGGCCGACACCTGCCTCAATGTCCAGTTGCAAGCTATCAATAACAGTCCTCGCATCATCTTCATTGAGATGTCTTGAGACTATTTCCATGACGATAGGATCCCCGTTATCAGTGTAAGATTGTTGATTTAGCTGGTACAGGTTTCCTGTCTCAAAATCAGTTACCATGATCTTATCAAGGAAGTTGGTTCCTATTTCTGCACGATGCCTACCAAATCCAAAGCTTTGAACTTGGCTCCAACAATTTGAAAGTCCATCGTATAGCCAAGAAGCATCTCCACTAGGAAAGTTAATCTGTAGCATAGGATGCCCGCCAAGCATATAACTAAAAGCAGACGCATCACTCAAGGATGAATAGTTGTTAATTACATATTCAAGTTCTGGATTGGAAATCCGAACAGGGGTATAACCATTTAACCTTGCGACGAATACTTGGCCCATTCTGTTTTTAGCGAGAAAAGCTAGAGAATTGTCATACTTAACCAAGCTATTTACAGCAGCTAGACCGTACTCAATAGCGCCACCTGAAATCCTTGAAAAAGGAAAATCAGTATTTCCTGAGTTTGTCCAAAACTCAGTTGAAAGTGACCCAAAAAGGTACAAGTTCGAGTTATCAGAAATCACAGCTAAAATTTGATCCGGGTTAGATTCTGCACTGGCGAAGTCCAACGCATCCCAATTCAGTCCGTTATTCAGGTCTGAAACATAAAATCTCTGACTATTGGGCTGGTTAATAATGAAATACCCATCTTGCCATGTAACGGTTAAAGCGCCTGGGTAATCTGTATCGGTAATCTGCAAGAACTGAGTCACTGAGTACGATCCAACTACGCCTGCATTTGCGCCCGGGTCTGACAACATTTGATAGGTAAATGTATTGGCCCCTGTGACTGTTATAGGCGCATTTGTCACGTTGTATGCAGCAGGAGTTGCCCCCGTAACGGTAATTGGCCGTCCAGTTAATAAATTATGTGGAGCAGATGTTGTTACGTTTGCAGTAGTGGTTGTGTGTGTGATGCTTGTGATTGTTACTGGTGAAATATTTTGAAAAAAGTAAATATAACCTGCCGATCCATCAGTTATCATCAACTGCGTACCATTATCCGCCATATAAACACGTCCTGTTGTGGTGCCTATCATGCCCTTTGCGGTTTTAACAGCGGCATTGTTTACTTCATAAAATGTTCCGCGATGCACTACATAAAGAAAATCACCTCTTTGATACTCGCCACGGATAGGAGTGCTACCAAAAGAAGTAAAAAGATCAAGTCCAGGAGTGCCATATACAGCAACCTTTGCTCTATCGTCGCCCGGCTGGATGTCAAGATAGCAATTAAGCCTCTGTTGCGCGGTTACGTTCGCAGATTTGCCTTTTTGACTGATCCCAAATAAATTAAAGTCCATCTTAGTTGCCCGTAATGTAGCTTCTGTTGTCGCCCCAACCAACCAAAATACCAATCTCGGTTTTAAGAACTGGTTCAGGGAGGTTCAATTCACGGATTTTAGCCGCTGCGTCTGTCGCAATCTTTGCAACCTCTGCTGAGATTGGCATGCCATACAATGGAGCCAATTCAATCGCCAAATTGTAGATAATCGCCCGCTGATAACCAGGCGGGAATGTAATGTCTGTCGTTAAATTAGCAAATTGGTCTAGTCTAGTCCATGAGTTAACAAACAAGTCAGCAGGTACTATGCTCGGAGTTCCCCAAATGGTCATGGTTGACTGCGGAAATCCTTGGTTATAAAAGAAATATTGAGGAAAGTTTGCTTTCCCCTTGAATGCGATGTTTGCATAGTCAGAGGATTCAATTTTCATTAATGGATAGTCGATATTATTCATTCTAATAAATGCACTATCTATAATGCTGGGTCTTATTGGGAAGTTTCCACCAGGCCCAAAGGTATAAGCCGCCTGTCCTGTGACAAGCGGGAATGTCTGTTGCTGCACTGAATAGACGTATGTCACGTCAGTTGACCAAGAAGCCAACATATCATTAAGAGAATTTAACCCGTCATTAGCCTCATTGGTTTTTGGTGTCTCGTTAGAGCCAAGAACCCCGGCTAACTTCATTGATCTCGTAATTAAATCCAGTGCAGTCGTCATAGTTATTGCTCGGTTTCGATGCGTTTATCGTCAATCAGCTTTTTCAGCTTTTCAACACCAATGTTGTGATGGAATTCAATGCCCAATGCCTTTGCTTGCTCCTTCAAGGCTTCGATATCTTCATCCTGTTCCTGCTCATAGGCTTCTGCATCTTCAGGCAATGCACCGGTCACCTTAGGTGATGTTGTCCATTTCCCTTTCAATGCTTTTTCCTCATCAGCAGAGTTTACCTGACGAGTCTCATCATTAGCACCGTACAAAACCTTCGGATATTCCTGAAAACTCGGTGACTGTTTGTTTAACTCGTCTTGCTTTTTGGCATGCGCCAATACTTCTTTGTCTAAAGCCATAATTACTCCTTAACGGGAGATCTCCCCGCCTGTGTTGATAATCACCCAATCAACTGCAACTGTGGCGGTGGCGTTGGCATTACCATAAATGGTGAATGAACCGTCAGCAGTTGCTACGCGTTGAATGGAAGTAAGTGTTCCGTCAGCAGACGATTGATTAATCATGGCATAAATTGCGCTGGTTTGACGAGCCATGTTATTTGTAATCGTCACACTAGAAGCGCCAGCAGCAATACCACAACGACCACGAGGAACATCAGTTAGACTTACTGCGCCTGCGGTTGGTGCTGCTGAACTTGTTGCAGCATTACCACGAGCAATCAAAGCTGATTCGGTTGGGTCATCAATAGTCACCACTTGACCAGCAGGATAGCCTTTATAGCCTACATTTAATGAGATAGTCATTTCATTTTCCTTTCAATTATTAGGCTACAACTTTGACGGCCAGATTCGGATAGGTGGCAGCATAGCCATACAACACATCAAGACGCATAAAGCTTACGTCATTGATACCATCGTATAGGTCTGTCACTTTCACTGTGAAACCATCCATAGTGCGCTGAGACACAGATATGTTGTCTTTGCCGCTTGGAGGTGCCCACATTGGAACCATAGCCAAGGTGAATGCATCTTTGTGGAAAGCCACGTTTGATGCGTAGGAAGCGCTTGCAGCACCCAATACAGTGATTGCAGCCAAGTTAGCAGGGCTAACAGTTACGTTTTGGAATGCGCCACTAGTCACAATCGCTGGGCTGATTGGAATAGAGGTTGCACCAGAAGCCACGTTAGCAGTCACTACGAACTGAGCCAAAGCACCTGTAGATTGGCGTGATTGTGGGTTAACAGCGAAAACGTTAGCAAAAGTAATCACTGATCCTGCCGTAATAGTACCTGTGATAGATGCACCTGTAACAGTGATTGTTGAGCCTGTTTGACCTGCGCCAGCAACAGTGCCGCCTGTGGATGGCTGAGTTCCATTAGTGTGTGTAGGTACGTTCTGATCCATACCAAAGGCCAGGCCATATGGAGTATCAATCATACCAGTGTCAAATTGGCGACCAATCTCACGACCATTGTTAAACAGACCAGCAAAGCCTTGCAGCAAAGCACCGTTCATCGCAGGGTTGCCAATGAAACGACGACGACCATCACGAGGTGCAGCCATTTCATCCAATCGTTGATTAGCAGCTGCGAAAGTTGAAATCGCAGTAGCCTGAGTGTTTGGCAATGTGCCTGGAGTGCCTACAGCGTTGTAAGTAGCCAATCTAGCCATGTTCAGGCCATCGGCGTCAATCTGGTTAACTAATGGTGCAATAGCTGCTGAAATCTTGTCTTCCAATCGTGTCAGGGATAATGTTCGCTCTGCGGCGGTAAACTGAATATCCACACCATATTGAGCAAGTGTCAATGGTACGGTGCTTTCAACAGTTGCTTGAGGCACAGCCACGCGGCCGGCACGTACAGTATATTGCGGAGGCTTGCGGATGTTGATTGTTTGACCAGGGGCATAACCACGGGCCATATTGCCAGTAAATTCGTCTTCCCAATCACGGTTAACTGCTTTACCAAACATCAGGTTGTTTTTCAAAATAGGCAATGCTTCTCGGGAAACAATGCTGGAGGTGGCTAAAACGTTTGTAGACATGGTATTTTCCTTTATCTATTTTGCGCCCAACGTGCACCTGTCTTTTTGCGGTATTCGTAGTATTGTTCATCCGTCATTTCATTGATATTTGACGTTTGAGTTTTACCACTCTTTACCAAACTTGGTGGCGGAGGTGCGCTTGATGATTTAACTGTTCTGGTATTTGAAAGCCTATCTTCCAACTTACCAATTTCTTTTGCCTGAGCAGCCGGGCTAAGAGATGAAATACGGTCAGCTTCCTCATCGTTAGTCGCCAGAAAGTAAACAATGTCTTCTGCGTTAGCACACTCTAAAATCGCATCCATTGCACTTTGTGCTAAAGACGCTTTAGACTGAGGCACTTTCACATGAAAATCATCATACTTACTTTCACCCTTATCAATTAACCCCTGAATACGTTCTTTGTGATTTCTCTCGTTTTCAGTCTGAATGCGCTGATTTTCTTGCTCTTGCTTTTCACGGTTCAAAGCCTCAATTTCTTGCCTAGCTTCATACCTTGCAACAGCTTTTGTGTAATCAGTGTAATCAGTGTAATCGTCAGGGTTTGGCGCACCTTTATCCTCTACCTTTGCAGGTGTTGGCTGAGGTTTGCTTTCTTCCAATTCACGTCTTACCTTGCGCTCAACTGCGCGTTTCTCTCTAAGTAAAATTTTGTCCAATTCTTCTTGGGTGAAAGTTTTACTTTCCGGCTTTACTTCCGGTTCACCTTCAGCAGAGGCCGTCTCTGCTTCTTGGGGCGCTGATTGTTCCTGTTCAGCTACAGGTTCTACTACAACTTCCTCTTGTGGATGTTGCACAATTTCCACACTTGTATCTTCTGCCATTTCTTTCTCCTTGCGGGCCTCGGAACCCCCGAGTGGGTTTTAATACTCTTAAATATCTAATGGTGTTTCCAACCAAACCTCTCTAGCGGCGTCATACATGGCTCGTGGGTTTTCGTGAATCGTGTCACTCTGGCTTGCGCTATATGCAATGCAGCGACGTGGGTTAATGCGGCCAGTGCCGTTTGTTACAGCAGACACTGCAACTGCGCGTGTCAATGGTGTGAAAATAGCCTCATTTGGACTCATTGCGATAAATCTTGTTGAAGAAATCCATTTTATGATTGCATACACGTTTGCGCCACTGGCACCTGCACCTGGCAAGTACACCCAGCAGCCATCGTACTGATCTGTAAATGCACCGGCAGAGATTGCAGAAACTGCCACGTCAGGGCTTCCGGCAGTAGTCGTAAATGTTATTGTTGGCGTGTCTACGTTAACTTTGTACGAATATGGTTGATTGCGGTTAGTTAAGCCAGCAGCATAATCAAATGCTTTACGGTATAAAGTACCAACCAGGCTACGCAGATATTGCTGGAACTGTGGTAACACTTTGATTGTTGGCGTTGATTGACCATCAATTGTTGTCCAGTCATCACGTGAAGTAATAGCGCGGGATGGAACAATTACGCAGAAGTTAAAACCTGAGTTTTGCAACGCAGCTTGTTCAGGCAATGCCCACCATGCATCATGAGCTGCCTTCCATGTTGGGAATGTTGTGTAAACGGATTCATCGTTTTTACCGTATCCGTAAACAATACCTTGGCAATCAGCAATGATTCTTTGTCTTATAATTATTTCCGCAGGGGTATTTAGCCAGTGATCTAAACTTTCGCTGTTTGCTGAAATATCGCAGAACGGGAAAACACGTCCAACAAGTTGCTGAGTTACGCCACACAAGCGAGTGTTATCAAGAATACGTCCTACTGTTTGAGTTGTTGAATCTGCTGCCAAAGCGGGGCAGGCCACATTGCTTAATGCGCGAATAGTGTAAGGACGCAAGTGATAGTCTGCACTTGGGATTGCATATTTAGGGAACATGCAAGCGTTTGTGGTTGTGATTGTCCCGGCATTGGATGCAAAGTTAACAGTAAATGTATCGGCTGTTGGCACTGTGTCAACGGTCAAATCACCGTTAATTGATGACCCGGTTGAGGTTGTGCCTTGCACGGTAATGACTTGCCCTGGAACATATCCATGAGCCGTGCGAGTGAATGTTATAACACCGCCTAGCCACGTTGCCGATGTGATAGCGCTTGCTAGAGTAATTGTGCCCAATTGACTAATAGTGCCAGGATCAGACATTGTGATGCTGATGCCGTCGCCACCCGCTGTCGAAAAGCTGTAAATACCGTCTAATGCTGTGCCTGAGTTTACCCAGCTAGTCAAAATGACTTTGTTGTTTGTTGCTGATGCAATGCCGTGACTATAAGCAGTAATGGAAAGCGCACCGCCAGAATAGTTTGCAGCAGCGGCAACACGCGGGGCATTGGCTGTACCGTTATTTTGAATAGCGGTAATAATGTTGTTGATTGCTGTAGTTCCAATAGTAGCTAACTGCAAAGCCGCATCATTAGCTGACACGTTTGTAATGGTGAACTCAAGGCTTGGACGACCTTCGTAATAACCATCATAGTTTGACATGCAAGGCCAGCCACCTTTGGCACTCATGGCAACGCGCAATAATGTTTGCTCAGTGAATGTGACTGGAATAGGGTCGGTATCAATAATAAAATAATTATTGGCAGCATTAGGCGTTGTGCCTTGGTCTTGAATAAATCTTATACTTGGTGATGCATTGAGTGTGGTTTGATACCAGTTACCAGAAAATGCAGGAGCTTCAACATAAATATTTGAGGTTCCTGCAATTGAAATAGTTTCACTTCTTTGTGATGCCCCAACTAATCTAAGTTGATAGTTTGACCCTGGCTCAACCAGCCACATAGAAACGCCCATCAACTGGTTGCCCTGTGAGGAGGAAGGCCATCCGCCACGATGTGCTACGCCACGCACGGATGACGTCAATGTAGTGCGTGGGCCATTAAGATTTGTGGTTGAACTGGAAGTAACGCCGTTGATCCCATAGAACTGTCCAGCAGCGTTCCAATACATATCAGCCGGAATAGGGCGGTGAGTTTCCTCACTTCTGTCTCCCTGGTCTGCAATCAATGCAGCTCCGTTACTTGTGGCGACTAATCGAATAAGCATCCCACGCAAACTTGTCGCATTGCCTGGATATTTCCCCAAAGGCCAGTCATACCATGTGACATTGTTGTTTTTGTAGTCAGCAAGCGAAGCAACAGCACACTGAGCATAGCCATTTGCCACCGTGACTACAGTATTTGAAGTAATTCTAACAGGATCGGTAAATTGACCTGAATTAGCGGTTAAATTGTATTGAATGCTCATTGGATGGCCTCTTGTGGTGGTTGCATGACATCTATCATGTGAGCCATTGCTTGCTCTATCATTTCAAGACGTTGAGGGGTTAGGTCTTGCTCTGCTTGTTGTGCTGCTTGTAACTGTACATTCAGGCGGTCAGTTTCCGCTTTAAATGCCTCTATTTCTAATTTCTTGGCGTCTATGGCTGTCTTTGCTTGTGTGTCGTCAGCCTTGGCCTTCATTTGACTAAACTCTTCTTGTGCGCCTTGCAAAGCCTGTTCTGCGGCCTGCAATTGTTGCTGTAATTGCTGGATAACCATAGATGCTTGCTGTTTTACTTGAGCAACTTGAGGTGACTCACCTTCTTCATCAGTGTCCTGTAGTTGTGGCGGCATCATTTTTTTCAATCTCTCGGATATTTCTTCTGCATAAGGCATATCCATAGACTTGAACAGCAAATCACCAACAACAGGCATTAAATCAGGATTGGTTTGAGCCACCTGTGTGAGGAACTCAGCACCTTCAAGGCGTTTAGTTGCGTAACTTGCCCCTGTAGTGACAGTGACATCGTATTGACCAACACCAAGATTGTATATTTTCTTGATTGCACCATCTTGATCTCTATATTTTGTTACTGCTTCTGACTGCTCAGGGTTTAATTGTGCATGGCTTGGCGTTCCATCTTCACCCAAAATACGTACAACTCTCGGGGCATCGTATATTTTTGGTACCATACTCACAATAATCCGGCCAACCTGACGGATTGAACGGCCCAAGTTATCAGGGAAGTGGAAAGTAGCCATATCACCAGCCACTTTTTCACTGTTTAATGCTCGCCCCGATTTTGCGTTAGTGTTTTGCCCAATAGATGCCTGATACATGCCCAAGGCTGCTTGAATATCATGCTCAGAGGTTTGTATATCAGCCAATAAACCTGAAGGAGGGCCAGCAAACGCTTGTCTTTGTGGCGGCGGGGCAATCTGTCCATCAACCGTAACGGGATCATACTCAAGGAATGCAAAGTTTGTATTGTTAGCACGCTGCCAGGCTTTGTATTTTGTCTTGAATTGGCCTACTGCACCGATATAAGGCACACGGTTAGTAAGTGAAAGGGCTTCCGCGATTATTGAGCGGTTATAGTTGTACATCCTTTGCGCATCTTTAACACCACGCACAATGCCCCGCAGGTAACGCTTGCCTTCAAAGTTCGTCTCAATCCCCATCACAGGAACGACAGGAATGAAATCTCCTACAATTTCCGTTTCTTCCAGTATTTCTGCACCAGATAACTTACAATACTTAATAGTCTTGCGTTTAGCAGGACGTGATTTTTCATTGCCATCTTTATCAAGAGCAATAGGCGCAAGCATTTCACCATTCTCAAGGCGCTTATCATATTCGCTCCTGAATACTGAGTTTCCGTCAATAAGAAGTATTAACTCGTCATCACTGTATTCCGCATAGTAATAGCCTGCTACACGTACGTTGTCTTGATCTCTCCACCAGTAATCACGCGTAAAGTCAGGATTAAAGTTTACAGGATCAGCATTAGGATATTCACGCTTGAATGCTTCGCGTGAGATTAGCTCAGCAATGCCGAATTCCTCATAATCAGAGCCATCAGGCTCAATACTTTCAGGAGGGGCATAGCAGGAGAAGCGATTAGCAACACGCTTAATCATGATCTTTTGATCAAACGAATTTCCGCAGTATTCAGTTGTGACAAGGATGTAACCTAATCCAGAATCTACAGCACCCTCAGCGGCCCAATCATAAGCTTGATCTGCCTTAGAATCGTCTTCAATGTGACGAATTAAGCCTTGGAATATCTCAGCCACTTCGATGTCTGCATTATCATCAACAGGGCGAATCTTAATGCCTGGTCTATTCTGGCGTATCTGGTTTACGATTTGATTTTTGTACTGGTTGACTTTGTCCACAGTCAGACAAGGTCTTGCACCTTGAGGGTCATTCTCACGAGCGAATCTAATGTCATCAGGCCACTGTTTTAGCAGCCCTACAAATTCAATGTCATCGCGCTCATTGGTTCGTTGCTCAGATTCCCATGCTTCTGAACGTTCAAAGTATTTCTTGGCGCGATTGAGCAAATCTTCCTTGCGCTGAGATTCTTTGTCAGCATCAGATGTTTGAATTGATTCAGCAACGTTCTTAAGAGTGTCGTCTACAGGCGTAGCGTCATTCTTTGAAGTGTCGTCTATTGATCTAGCTTTTCTAGCCATTAAACCATCCACCCTGAACTGCCCATGTATCCATATTCTTCTTCATCCTCTTGCGGCTCATCATGCCCTTTAACGATTGCCTGGAATAACTCTGCCAACGCCCAAAAGTTCGCATCTGCCCTGTTAGGGCTTTCTGCACCTGTGTAACCAGTTGTAGAAAAAGCCACCATTTCATCTTCTAGCTGTGAAAGGTAACCAACATGCCTAACTTTACCTTGCTCATACAACACACTAAACGGCTCAGCCCTTTGAACTTTACCTCTCGAAGCTGTAACCATCTTAAAGTTAACTCTAGCCTTCTCTTTGGAAGCGCATGACTGAATAACATACTTAACCATTGCACCACCAAAGTTTTGTTCACCTACAATCGCGCCTGCTTGATGTCTTACATAAGCATTTACAGCGACCTTTCCCCATGTTGCAGGGCCAGCTTTAACCGTCAAATCTTCAATAATGTAAGCATTGCCATCAGTTCCCAAGCCTGCAACAACAATACCAATCGCATCGTTGTCTGCATTGTTCTCATCATCAGCACCGGAAGGGTCAACCGCAACTACAATTCGAACCATGTCAGGCAACTCACCATCAATGTGTCGCCATTTGTCTATATCCTCTTCACTAAAAAGAGCGTTAGGCGTTGCATCTGCAAAGTTACCTTCTAAAAACCTTTTCCTTGCCCTTGCGCCCATTGACGCTAAAGTCTCAAGGTAGTTCTGCGTAAGGTTTACAGAGTTATCATTAGGATTAATCTGCATCGCCACATATTTATCAGGATTTCTCAGCGGCTGCTTAGTCTCAGGATTAACCTTGTCCTTAAACACGCGATAAGTCCAATGCGCTTTGCTTGGTGGATTGCAATCGTAATAAACCTTTGGAACTAATGGCCTTGCAGGCAAATTACCTATCTCTTTTTGCTCTACTAACTGAGCCAAGCGAGTGATTGCAGTTTCCACCGATGGATATGTGATCTGACTACTTTCATTAAAGTAGATGGTCACAAACTCCATCCCTAAAATCTTCTCTGTTCTCTCCTTGTCATCAAGGCCACCAAACCATATCTGCGAGCCTTCTTCAAACTCTGCATAAAGGTCGGCTTTGTTTAACGTGTAAGGCACACCAGGAAAACATAGCTTCATAACCTTGGGGAAAGTATCCATAACAATGGAGTTCTTCACCGCATTTAATCTAAACCTAAGTATTGCGTGTCTGCTTCCAGGCGCTTTAATTGCCCTCATGCATATCGCACGAACCAACAGGAACGTTTTTCCGCTCCTTGATCCTCCGAATAGCATAATATGCAATGCATCAGAGGCTAATAATCTTTGCGCTTCTTCTTGCTTAGCTGTTAACTTCACAGTTCTGCGTCTTTATCACTCAATGTAAGAACAACGCTTCCATTAATGTTTGCATCAATTTCAGTGGATGAAAGGTCAGGCAATGTCTTATTTAATAACATCTTGATTGCATTCAACCTATTAGGGCTGATGTCTTCATCCGCTAATTCACCTAAAGCGTACTTTTGCACTCTGGTGATAAGATTAGAAACCTGTATCTTAGCCCTTACATCTTCTTGATGGTTTGGCCGTAACTTTCTTGCAGCCATTTTGTATCACTCACTTTCGCGGCACCAGTTACTGCTGGTTCAGATATGGATAACGAATCATTAACAGCGGCTCTTTCTGCAAAACCACGTAATCATTCTTCTTGTAGAAATTGACCAACTTAATCCCTTTAAGCTTTCCGTCTTTTCCAGCTTCAGGGTTAAGCAATATAGCAAACTTGTTTCTGTCAGCTCTTTCATGCAATTTATCAAGTAACTTTGATGCGTGTCCTTTGCGTCTATGCTCAGGAGGCACATAGAGGTTACTCAGTACAAATAAATTGCTCTTTTCTTCCTCTTTCAGATCATTACCAGAGTATTTATTCAGTTCAGCAGTGGCATAACCTTCCTGGATTAAGCTCATTACTGTTTCCGTTAATATCTATGTAGCAAATACATTACACGTTAATTTTAATGATTTCAAGTGGTATTGATAAATATTTTTTATGCATAGGAATAAAAAAAGACCATCACATGGATGGCCTATGAGGGATAGTTATTTATCTTGCTCGGTATGGGTTGTTTATGCTATCAGGTGAGTATTGACTACCATAACGCCCGTAAGGATTGCTTACACTATTTGGATCAAATTGGTTGTTATTGACATTCCCTCTATATTGTCCATTTTCATATAGCTTTGGGCTATTGTAATCACCACGGAAATCTTTTTGTGCTGGCTGAGTTTGAATGCACCTGTAGTTTCCATTTGTATCATAAAAGCATTCTGCATGCACTGATAATGGCAATAAAATTAATATCAAGTATTTCATAAATTCTCCCGTTGCTTTAAAAGGTCATACACCATCACCGTCAATCCTCCATCCGTTAATGGGTTGGAAATCTCAGCAATGATCTTGACCACCTGCTTGTCATCAACATATGCAATTCCGTTTAACGCGTCTATAGCCACTTTTAAAGCGTTATCAAGGTCAATGCATGTCTTGCTTGCTATTCCTGATTTAGTGGCCTTTGGGTGCAGTTTAATGTGTATTTCTACAGGGTTTTCTGTAGATTTTACCCCACATGTTTTAGCTGTCCATCCAGTAAGCTGTTTATATGCATTAGCTTCTTTAGAGCGGATCATCCGACCGCGTACATTGCGCCAATATCTATTTGTACTTATCGGGTATGGTAACAGCATCAATTCACCAGCATTTCTATTGTGCGAGCCAGGGCGTCGATCTCATCCATTTTCATTATCTTCCACATAGCCATGTTACCATGAATGCCGTTATGTTGGTCTTGATGACATGACTTACACAATGGAACCGTTGCATAGTGGCTTACACGTCTACCACATACAGTTACATGATGCGCATCACTTGGAGCGCTTGCATCACATATACAGCATGGTAAGTTTTTGATACGCAATAAGTGCGCCTGTTCAGCCTTTGTCATTTTCTGCTTTCATTGCTTCGTCAATTGCCAAGTCAAGGTCTACACCAACCCAAGTTGATTCACAGTGTTCGCACTCAACATCTCTATCAAGCACAACAAACGCATCGTTTTGTAATAATTCATTTTGCTGTCTCAGCCACCGATACCTAGCAGCATCTTTCACAGTTTCATCTGATAGCTGTGGATGGGTGAATAGCATGTGCTCAACATTAGGCGATAGATTAAAGACCTCTCTGCCAACTGGTATACAAGTGTATTCTCCACTTTCATTGAAACTTATTGATGCTACTGGCTCTTTCTTCTTGGCTTCTTCGATGATGTTTTGCAGTTCAACTGCTTTTTCTATCAAGTCATCACCAATTAATTTCTGCTGGAAATATTCCAGCTTTTCAATAATATTTATCATCAATCCATCCAAATTCTGATAAATATATTCCCCGCCTTAGACTTATTCACGCTGTAATGTGTTACGCCTACTAAGCCATCATGATTAACACTTTCAATTCCACTAAGCTCGTCGCTGTACTTCTCAAGCACATGGTCAGCTATGCGGAAGGCTTCCATGTCTGATATGTTGGTGGGCTTAATCTGGATCATTTCTGAATCCTGCACATTATTTTTTGTTCTGAAGCTACCTTCTCTAAAGGCTTAGTTATCTTCACATCAACTTCAAATGTATCGTTATCAATCATTACTGGATCACCAACACGAACAGTAGTACCAATTTCAAAATATCCATCAATGGGGTCACTCAAATAAACATTGAATTTTTTATCTTCCTCTTTCACATAATGAAGTTGTATATTTTTGCAATCCTCGACTATTTCATAACTTCTTACATAGTCATCAAAATTTTTAATTGACTTAATCACGCCGCCCTCGCTGTTCTAAACATAACGCCCATGTTTGCCCCATCTGCATGCACTTTTTCAAGATACTCAGCAAATCCACGCACTGTTAACTGTGTTGTGCTGCCGATTAATACGCGATCACCTTTAGGCGTTTCAGCCCACTTCACATAGCCATCCTTGGTTATGCATTCAATGTATGTTTCTGGCAGGTATAGCCGCTTGTAGTGTTCGTGCCATACCTCTGCACTGAATCGCTTACCTTCCACCCACGCCTGCTCGGAAATGTCTTTTAATGGCCCAGCCCAAAGCAAGCTATTCTGATCTGGCTTTCGTGGCTTCACATGTTCGCGTAATACAAACTCAATAGGCTTAACAGGATCAAGCGGAGCATTTTTGATTAGCTGTATAGCTGTCTCTTTTTGCATGCCACCTGATAGCAGTATGTTGCGGGTGATGTATTTATCGCGCATTGTCTGATTTAATTGTATCTATTGCTTTTGCAAGCTTTGCAACATCAGACATATGGATATAACCAGTGCTCTTAAGTCTCTGAATTTGCCCCATAAGCGCCATTGCAACTTCTTCATTAATGGTAGTTTTTCCAATCGTAAATTCTTTAGGCTGAATAGGCGGAGTATATGTTTTCCACTCAATAAGCTTTGAAACAACAAACTTAATCACGCCATAAATTGAACCAATGACGATTACTTTATAAGCCCAAAATCCAGTTAATACCCATAGAGCCATTGCAGGTAAATCTTTCACCATTCCGATTAACAATTTTAACTCTTCCATATCATCTCCTTTGACAATAATCTACCTACCGTGACATTAAGCCAACTTACCCAGCCTATAATCCTGTTATAAACCCAGTACACACATGATGTCGATATTCATCCACCAAGCGAGGTCATTGTCACTTAACTTGATGTTCTATGGTCGCTATCGAAACGCCAATCCGGTTAATCGCCTTGTTTACGTTACCGTTCGTCTGTTTGCGGTTTTAGCCAACTAGCGCTAGTCCGTGTTTTATCGCATCACCCGCTTGCGCGAGACTTAAAAGCAAAAAGGCTTTAGTCTCGATACTCACCGCGCACACAGTTGGGATTTAACCCAGAGTACCGAAGCTAAAGCCTTCGATTTTTTTATTCATTGTGTGCGCAACGAATGATTTAATTTTCTTTCATTTTTCATTATTTGTCAACTACCATCCAACACGGCTTGGCTCTTCACATCTACGCTCAAAGTCAGAACGGCAGTCACTATTGCACCAGCGCAAATCACTGCCAATTTCATCGCCACAATTTAGACACTTACCACATGGCCTTAGTCTGCTTTGAAATACACTTGCATTGCGTATTGCTGCCTCACGTTGGGCCATCTCCTGCTCACTGGCACGGTCAATTTCGTCACTCATTACTTCTTCCTCGCATTAAATAATCTTGTCACTTCCACTTTTAACTGATCTACATCGTGCCTACCGTTAGACTGTATTGCATTCAATCTATCCGGCGGCGTTTTGTAGCAGTCGCATATCCACATGGCATAACATCCAATGCAGCTAAAGTCATATCTGGCTCCGTAGTGGATGGATTGTTTTATGCACTCATTACAGGTCATGCTGTTTCATCAAACATGCTAGCCTGTTCTGGCTTAACCTCAACCTGTGGCGCAAACATATCTGGCTGGTTGTAGGCTTTCTCAATCCGCGCACATGCTGCTTCAAAGTAATCACGGTCTAGCTCGATGCCAGTGAATTTAAAACCTAGTTTGTTTGCGGATATTGCTGATGATCCTGAGCCAAGATGCGTATCAAGGATGGTGTCGCCTTGTTTGGCGTAGTTGGTTAAAAGCCATTCATAGAGTTTTACTGGCTTTTGGGTTGGGTGAATGCGCACCTCTTTGTTTTTCATATCACCCTGCAGCATCCCTGACCATTGAAATCTGAAATTCCTTACAGCGGTATCAAAAGAAGTGTAGGCAAGTTCACTATCGGCAAAATCAGAACCCCCAGTGACCTTGTCCCATACAACCCAGCATGAGCTTGATGGTTTAGGAAGTCTTTCAGCAAAGTGATTTGCTCCCCAAATAATTTGATTTTTTGAGACGCGATCTAATTGCATAAAATAATAGATATCAGGAGCATCAATATCACCACCAGCAAAAGGCTTATAATCTTTTGAAACAGCTAATTTTCCTCGGCTCTTATTTCTGTCTCCGTTTTCTCCAATCCCATATGGCGGATCAACAATAGCCAAATCAAACTCCTTGTCATCAAGAGTTGCCATCAACTCCATGCAGTCGCCGTGATATAGCGTTGCGTTTCCAATTACGACTTTGTCCATTATCTGCACCTCCCAGCCGCATCATAGATACACACCGTCATCCGCCTGCCATTCATAACAAACTCGCCGTTAAGCATCGAAACGATGACCTGTTCACGCTTAATAGCCTCTGCCTGGTTATCCTCAGCAGCTTGCCTCATGATTGCTTCTTTAACCTGTAACTGGTCTATGTAATCAGCACATTTAAGCACGACAAGGATCACTGCTATACATGCAAGCATTACCATGCAGTAATAGTCTGCAACTGTGAGCGGATATCTAAAACAATGCGCAGCCGATTTGAATGACACGCCACGTAGCTTTAGGCTGATGAATTGTCGTAGTTTTCGGTATAGGTTCATGCGGCAATCTCCATCTGCTGCTCATTCGTTTCACCCCACTGTTCAGCCATAGCATCAGCGATACCTTGGAATGTTGTGCTTCTTAACTTCCAGCGATCAGGGCCGGGGGATGCTCGGTGTATGAATGACCATTCTTTATGCTCTTGAGTACCTGGTTTTGGTGGTGTCAGTTTGTTGGTTGGAATAAGTTGTGGAAGGCCGATTAATTCAAAACCTGTGGCCTTAAATGCCTTTTCACCAAACCACCACGGCTGCACTATCTGACGGGCAATAGGCTTAATCAAATCGCGGGCATGCTTATGCATTACAGGGTTTTCAATAGCAATCCTTTTAATTTTTGCAGAGCGAAGCAAGTTGTAAAAAGCAGCTCCTTGAAATAATCCTTGCCACATTTCAACTAGTGTTTTATCTGGTGGAGGCACATGAAGCCAGCGAACGCCGGCATTTGTAAGACGTGTGCAATCAGGGTGTGCAATCATTAAATCCCAACCATCATTTAAAACATCACGAACATCACCCTGATAATGAGGCCCGGGAACATCTGTCTGCAAAAGGTCGCATGACATGGCGTCGTGACCACGCTTAATGAAAGCATCCCTTACACGTCCACTGTATTCGCATGCAACAAGAACCCTCACTTCACACCTCCACACATAACAACACAGCACCACAAAATTAAGCTAAATGCAGCCCATACATAAACAGTGTTAAGCTCACGAAGATCACAGCTAGCACACACAAGAATCAGAGACATTAAGCCTATGCATGATAGGAGTGATTTAATTATTTTCATGTAGTTTTCCTTTCCAAGGATTACTATCAATTATAATGCTATGGCGCATAATGTCAAGCATTATCAAGATACCTGTCTCCACTGACTTCCTTAACCGTATATTCTTCACTGAAACGCAAACTTTCTTGGCAGAAGTTAAGAGGCAATCTACCCTCCCATGCGCCTGAACGCTGCTTATCGCACGTAAGAATAACCTGAGGCATGTCAGGCAATCCGTTTTTATTGCTCCACACGTTTAAACTGTTATGAACGTTGTCAGAAATTGCACCAGACCCTTTTGCATCATAACGCCCGGCTGGTTTATTTTCATCGCCTTTCTTAACGTGATGAACCAGGTGAATGTGACAATTTGTTTGAATGGCTAGGTCGCACAGTTTTACAACAAAGTCTTTTTGCTCGTTGTATTTATCTTCTCCTGCAACCACACGCATTAAACTATCTACGACAAAGTGCTTAACTCCATGATGTGTAGTTGCGTAGTGAATAACACCGTAAAGTCTTTCAGGCGTAATCCCTCCCATGTGATCAAATATGTAAAAGTTACTTGATGCGTAGTTGATTAAATTGACTACCTCTTGATCAAAAAAATCAGCATATCCACAATGTTGCCTAACCATGCGGAAAATAGTTGAGACTGGTTTCATTTCAAAACTGGCGATACAGCACTTACGGTTTTGTCCAAGCAAGTGCAAAATCACATACCCGAGCAACATAGATTTTTTATGGCCGTTGAACCCTGTCCACAATGTCACCTCACCTTCACGGAACCGGAACCGATCAAACAATTTTCCAAATGGCGTTGTGTCACCTTTAATCTCATCTTTGTTGTTTAGCGCATATTCAATTTCATCAACGTATTCGCTGATTAATTTCAACTTGTCGTTATCTGTTTCGAGAGATTTGAAATATTTTTCATAATCCATTTTCGGCAAAGAAAACTGATCTAGTTTTTTGGCTATTTCTTCGATACGACTCATGTTATACCACATGCTTTCATCACGTTATTAATGCGATTCATTGACACTTCCAACCGTGCAAGATCATCTGCTGAGAACTGGCCTTTACGCTGTGCATAAGCACTTGCTAAAACTATCTGAGTTTCGAATCTAACAAGCTTCAACCCCTCGCTTGGTGACAAAAGGTTTGGTTGTGATTTAATCGTTTCACTATAGCGCTGTTCTGGCATGATGTCCTGCAATGTCAATCCAACCGCACCTACAATGTCCTCAACCGAGCATCCATGCGAAAAACATTTAACGAGGATATGACCTTCTGGCGTTGAAGATATTTTTAGGTTTGCGTCTTTACCTCCATGAGCTGGACAACATGCCCTCCAACTTCCACCATATTTCCTTACTTTTTCCAAGCGAGAAAGAAGGATATTAACATCGGTCATATCATGCCCTTTTTCCACTCTGGAATTTCTGATTGTTCAGTTTTATTTGAATTTTTGTACCATTCTGATTTAAATCCAACCCATCCACGTGTACAGCATTCTTTTATTGCATCCTCAACAGATATTCCAGCTTTAGCAGCTTCACGAGAAATTCCATCAAAAGCTGTTTTTGTTAAATCCCCAGCTTTCTTTGCTTTTCTTACCTTCAAAAAATCTGCAAGAAGAGATTCTGAAATTGGAGGTTTATATTTATTCTCTTCTCTTCTCTTCTCTTCTCTTGGCAACGGTGGCGGCGTTACATTAGCGTTACGTAATTTCTCCACCCTTTTATTTGTTAAAGCCCGTGTTTTAGCGCTTTGTGAGGTGTGGCTATCAAACTTTGGCATTGATAATGTCTTGTCATTTTGCTGCAACCACCCAACAAACATCATAGCTTCACCGAATCCAGTAACGCCAGATATTCGATCAGGCAACGAGAATGTAACGCCAAAAGCGTTACCGTCAGTTGTGTGTTTGTCAAACCAAGCCCATATTTTTATGAGCGCACCAACCACAAATTCAGGCTCTTTGTTTACCATCCCAGCTATTGCAAAAACCTCTGGCTTGTCTGGCAATTCAAGATCAATCTTCATCCAATCACCGGCCATTTTTTACCATCTCTTTAATTGCCATTGCCCATGCATGAACGGCTTTTGATTTTCGTTTAGTTTTCTTTCCTGGCGGTATTTTTCTAGCAAGTTCTAATGCTTTATTCAAATTAGACATATAAACCTTTCGGCGATAAAAAACCCCGCTATCACAAGGTACGAGCTTGCAATAACGGGGTTGTGTTGCTAAACCGCCAAAACTCTATAGGTCTCGTACACCCAATAGTTTTGGCGGCTCAGTTGCTACATTAAAACATCTATTTTTTCGTGTCAAGCATATATTATATATATGCAAAATTATTCCTTGCGTTGATTTTTACGCATAACTTTTTTATGCAGCTCGGATATTTTAACACCAGATTCATAAGTGGTTGTTTTATGTTTACCTGTCCGTAACCTATGGGTAGTGGACTGGTTAACACCAATAAAATCACTTATTTCCTTTTCGGTAAGGCCAGTGTTGTGAATATCAATAATCATCTGTTGTAAGCTCATGTGCAATATTATCTATGATAAAACGCATAAATGTCAATATGCGATTGCGAATTTATTATTTTACATTTATTTTGAATAAATATGCTTTTGCGCATTGACAGGAATATTTAATAAGCGTAATATTCACTCATCGCATCAACAACACGAAACAAAGTACAGGACTGGTCGCGATTCCGTAGAGGATAGCTTGAGTGGTTCAGGAAAGCATAAGGAAACGTGAGTGTTGTGAGTGTGATTAGTGGGCGGCGAAGCATTTTGGTGATGTTAGGCAGACATTTTAGGTTGAATTGCTAGCTAAGTATTCCTGATGGTGAAAGCTGCCGATAGGTGAAACCTATGAAGCTGTTTCGATTACAGCCCCGCCCACTAATCACATTTGATGATGCAAATATTAATGCGTGTAAATATCAATTGGAGGATGTATGAAACCAGTTTTAGTTTTTGATGAAATCAAAGGATTTATTCCATTTTTGAGCAAGTTCAAATTCCGTCCTGTTGCATACGAATGGAAAAGTAGGAGCAAATATTCTGCTCACCAAGGTAAACAAGAAGTTTTGCGCCGTGCATCTCAAATCAAGCGCGGCATTTTAAAAGTTGCGTAGTGATCCTCCCTCAAGCGGTGAACGCATAAGCAAGTAGCCGCTATTTTTTTGGAGTATGAGATGGTTAATAAATTAAGAGTTTGCTGGGTTCCACAAGTTCCAATGAATGCATTTTATGTTGATGTCGTCTCTGTAGAGGAAGCCGCAAAGATTATGGACATATTGGCTAGATATGACTTATTCCAGTTTGAAAACAAAGTAAAGCCTGATTATTGCAACTTTGGCGGGCTGGAAATGTTTGAGGATGGAGAATGGATTGGCTGGGAAGATGAAGAAACTGGAATCAGTGACCCTATTCAATACATTGAGTACATGCAAGGAGCTAACCATGCTTAAAACACTAGCCTATTTGGAGATATGTAGATGATTAAAGTTGACAAGGGAATACCTATTCCTTTAGGAAAATATGGTTACCCATTTGATGAAATGGAAGTGGGTGATTCATTTTATGTTGATTCAAAACTTTCCGGAGCAATTAATGCAATGGGAAATTGGAATCGCAATAATCCAAACAAACGAATTGTTTCAAGAACACAAGGAAAAGGCAGACGTTTTTGGAGGACTAAATAATGTTGATGACTTTAGCCTACAGCGACAACAAGCCTCACATCGTATATGCTGATGCGTATGAAATGAGCAATGCAGATGTAACGCCACCTCCTACACGTAAGATGGATTCATGGTTGCGTGAGCAAGGAATGCGAATGGTCTGCGGTGCTGATCGTAGGTTGCATATTCGTGTTAGTCCATTGGAGGCAGATTAGTTATGCAAAAGGTTTGCCGTTGCGCTGCTTACACATTCCCCCATCGCCTTGATGGCGGGAAGTGCCGCGAGCTTTACAACGAGGAAGTTTTAGCAGAAGCAAAAGAGAACCTTGAATGGCATGAGTATTTTGCACAACGCAATGTGCATGACAAGCAGATGCATCAATCAGGACATAATGACCGTGATTTTATTTGAATAAGATGAATTGAGTATTAGGGGAAAAGTATGACCACACAAACTGGATCAGAAACCGCTATTGAAGATTGTTTAGGCTACCTGCCTAAATGTGAGCGTGACTGGCTATGGTACATGGAAGGGATGTGTGCTGGTGCTAGTATTGTGCTGGTTATTTTTGCTGTTCTTTTTTATTGGAGGATTGTATGAATAGCCATCAACGCAGAATTAATCGCAGAGCTAAAAAGAAAGAATATATAAAAACCATGGATGAATGGGCTAAAGCTCATAACGAATGGTGGAGCAAAGCATTTACATCCCCCTCTTCTCTTAATCTAAATGTGCTTGTGCCTTCTATCGCACCAAGTGTTGAGTCAATATGTGATTCATTAAATCAATGGGATTCACAGCGAGGCATGAACTTGGTTGAAAACATAAAATACGAAGATGGAAAAATTGTTTTTACAAAAAGGAGTTGGAGAAAATGAGCGAAGCGACATTGCACGGCCAGCCCGTTAAGGTTGGGGATATGGTTTGGCATATTTTATGGGGATGGGGAAATGTTATTGATGTCAATGACAATGCTTTGAATCTTCAATTTGAAGAAATCAAAAACTGGTTCCCATTTGAAATTGTTTTTTGGCAACCAATCGACCCAGCCGCCATTGAAGCAGCGAAGGTTAAGCCGAAAGAGCCTGAGTATGAGTGGCAGTGGTTATACCTTTATTTCGATGGATACTTCGAAACAACTGGATTTTATAAAGATCAGGAAGCAATGCTTTATTCATGTAAACATGTTGGTACAACTAATTTCACACGCATTGAAGAATCCAAAAGAGAGGTTAAATCATGATCCGTGACGACGAAACAATTAACACTGAGCCTATGCTTGGCATTACTGTTATTGCAATAATAGCTGTATGCGTTACTGTATGGCTGCTATATCAGTATTACAACACAGGCATGTCATTATTAGTACTGGCGAACGGTAATTAATTATGGCAGCAATACTAACAAAAGAACATGTTCAGATTGCCATCGACTTTCTTAAAAAGCGTAGCTATATGCCACATAACGTTGCGTCATGGTGTCTTGAAAAGAAAGGCGTAATCATGGGTTCAAATGGAGTTATGAACCTGAGACGTAGACGTAATTTGCCTTACGCAAGAGATGCTAAAATTCACAACTCTATTCAAGCAGCCGTGCAAAAAGGGATAGAAGTCACCGATGAATACTTGCGTGAAAAGTGTCCGCATATTTGCCAGGAATACAGGGATTATTTGATTGAGGTTTACGTTAAGAAAGACCGCGTGGAGATTGAGCCTGTGCCAGTTAGAACTATGGCGTTTTATGTGCAGCAATTGACTGCTAATGAATTTAGGAGTGTTTTAAATGGATGATGGTGGTATCATGTTTTGGCAGACGCAAGGTTTGCAACAACAATTTGAAGCTATTTTTAATGACGAGGTGAAAGATGGATTATATGCAAATTCTCAAAAGACCATTTCCAGCAAGTGCAATATCATGGAGGGCTGGAGCGACCAACGCAAAGAAGAATGGCGGAAAGCCTAATAAGTGCATAGCACTGGCATATATTGACGCACGTGATGTCATGGAAAGGCTGGATTATGTATTTGGGCCTAACTGGCAATGTTCTTATTCTCATGCAGACAAAAAGACAATCTGCGAAATCAAAGTATTAATTGGTGACACATGGATAACCCGTTCTAATGGTGCTGGAGACAGTGACATCGAGGCGGAAAAAGGTGCTATCAGTGACGCATTTAAACGCGCTGCTGTGATGTTTGGAATAGGTCGCTATTTGTACAATCTACCGAATACATGGGTTGAATGTGATGAATGGGGCCATATCGGAAAACCACCAGAACTACCAGATTGGGCATTGCCTGAAACAGAATTTAAACCTATTGCCATGAAGATTATGGGATTTTCCAAAGAAAATGAAATAGATAAAGCAAAGGCATTGGTTGCTGAATTTGATGTTGATGCTAAAGCTATGGTTTGGAATATGTTGGATAAAGAGACTAAAGAGAAAATAGCGAAAGGTAAATAATATGGCTAGCTTAAATAAGGTTATTTTGATTGGTGGAATTACACGCGATATTGATATCAGGTTTATGCCAAACGGAGAGGCTGTTGCAAACTTTAGTATTGGCACTACGGAAACTTGGAAAGATAAATCAGGCGTTAAGCAGGAACGTTCTGAATATCACAACATTGTCGCTTACCGTAAACTAGCTGAGATTGTTGGTGAATATTGCAAGAAAGGGACTCAAGTTTATGTTGAAGGTAAACTTGCCACCAGATCATGGGAAAAAGATGGAATTAAACGCTACAGCACCGAAATTATGATTGACCATATGCAAATGTTAGGCGGAGGTAAAGATAATCGCTCTAGCGGCGATTCTGTGCAACCTGATGTCGGCACTTCTGCATCTATTCAATCACAAGCAAAACCTGCTGGTAACTTTGATGATTTTGATGATGACATTCCATTCATGAACCCATATAAATTTAACTGGAGAGCAGTCTAATGAACGTATTTTTAGACATTGAAACAATCCCATGCCAAGACGCTGATTACGCTGAAACAATAAAGCAGAAGATTCAGTTAAAGGCAGATGAAGAAATTGCAGCAATAAAAGCACCCGGCAACTACAAGGATGCAGAAAAAATTGCGCAATGGCTCGCTGATAACAAAGAACCTAAGGCGAATGAAATTCAGGATAAAGCTGATATGGAAATTGCCGAAGCTATCCAAAAAACAGCTTTAGACGGTGCTTATGGGCAAATTGTATGCATTGGATATGCTTTTGATGATGGAGATATTACAAAAGTATATGGCAAGGATGAAGCTACAATTTTGAGTGTGTTTTTTGATGAACTGCATGCAAAAAAACTTACCACGCATACAGGATTGACATTTATTGGCCATAACCTGACAACATTTGATTTGCGGTTTATCTTTCATCGGGCAGTCATTAATAACGTGAAACCGCCTGAATGCTTTCCTATCAATCCTAAGTCATGGGATGCCTGTATTTTTGATACCATGACATATTGGGCTGGTCATAATGGTCGTATAGGGTTAGATAGGCTGTCAAAAGCATTAGGATTGCTAGGTAAAGGCACAGAATTTACATGGCAAGACGTTTATCCTGCATATCAGCGTGGCGACTTTGAAGCTATTGGTGAATACTGTAAGGATGACGTTGAAATGACGCGCAATGTTTACAAGCGATTAACTTTTAGCTCTTGACAAATATCACTAACAGGAGGAATATAACTGAACGTATTAACTGTGGTGGTTAGCGTAGCGGGAGAATAGTAAGAAGCCCTAGCGGCTTGCATGCTAATTCTATAAACACAAATCTATTCTCCCTGAATACAGTTTATGGATCACCACTTAGCTTGCAAGACCACTGGGGCTTTTTTTGTTTTATACCGCGCATAGGCGCAAGAAAGGATGAATGATGGCAAGAAAGTTTATTGAAATATCAGTTATTGTCTTATTCGCAATAGCGTTAATTCTAGGTATTTATTGGTTGATATGGGCATTGTATTGCTGGGTTATGCCGCAGATTTTTACTAATGCAAGCGAGTCTGTGACAAGGCCTAATTTCTGGCTATTTGTTGGTGCATTATTTTTACTGTCAATTATTGGAAGAGTCATATTTGGAGGTGTCGGCAAATCGACATAACCCTCCCCCGCGCTGGCCGGATGCCAGCATTCACACGGAATATTTATGCTTACTCAATCAAGATTAAAGGAGTTGATGAAATATGATCCAGAAACTGGGATTTTGTCTTGGATTGTAAATAAAGGCAGCGCAAGCAAAGGTAAAGTATCAAGAACAAAGTCTTGCTACATAACCCATATGGTAGACCATAAGGATTACAAAGCGACTCATATTATATGGCTTTATGTTTATGGGCATCTTCCATCAAATATTATTGACCACATTAATGGAGATATTAAAGACAATAGAATTTCAAACCTTCGTGAAGTTACCTTGGTCGAAAATAACAGAAATTGTAAAAATAAATCAAACAGTCATTCACGTTTTAAGGGTGCTGCAAAAAGTAAAAATGGATATTATCAGGTTCAAATTAGACATGATAATAAACAAACATATATCGGCAGATATAAGTCTGAAATTGAAGCTGCATATTGGTATGACATGGCAAGCATTCAATATCATGGGGAATTTGGAAGAAGAAATTTTTTACCATTGGTTACGTAACCTGGCCGCGTAAGTGCCAGGGCTTATATGGGTGGGTATTGGAAACTATCGCATAGGGATGGCGATTAAGCACTCGGTAGAGTTAATAAATCCACCAGTACCCACCGCATATGAGTACAAATTAATCGGAGCATGAGATGAGCGATAACTATCAAGCAGTATATGACGCAGTTCGAAGCAAAATATCAGGGGTTGATTTGTCTCGTGCCACAGAGGATGTGTTGCGTGAAACGTTCGGCCATGCTGGTTTTTTAATGCAGCAAGCAGCTCAAGAGCAAATTAACGCGGCTTATGAGATGCAACGACCGTCAGTAGTTTTCAAGCCAAGAATTTATCAAGACGGAAACATGCACTGCGTATTGCTTGGAGAAAATATACAAGATGGTGTCGCTGGTTTTGGTGAAACAGTACAGATAGCAATGGTTGATTTTGATAATAACTTCAACACCCAAAAGTGTTATGGAGCATGAAATGACAATACTAGAAAGCTGCATGTGGCTTTACCTAATTGGCGTAATAGTAACGGCTCTTTACTTTATCAGGGTTGTTATTGTTTATCGCATGGCCCAGGACAAGTGGTACTTATGGGTGATAGACCCAATCAAGGCTGGTTTGATGTGGCCGATAGTAGTAATTCAGTTTTTAATCTGGTGCAAAAGGAATCTTAAATGACTACACGGGAAGATTTTGAGAAGTGGTTTGCGGAAAAATTTAAAGATACATATCCAGACGCATTTGAGCTTAATTCGTTTCAAATGGGAAAGTCAAATATGGAATACGGTTGGCAAGCCTGCGCCGCCCACTACGAAGCCGAGCTATTGAAGCGTGATGCCATGATTGCGGAGAAGGATAAGGCGTTGCGTGGTGCCGCAGTATGCAGACGGTTAACTGGTGATTTTGAAAACGTAATGGCTACGATTGACCAAGCCCTATCCCTAACCCATGACAGCGTGAGTTTGGTCGAAGCTGCTAGGGTTGGAAAACTTGTAAACAGTGTTTGTTTGGATTCTACCAATGCTGAAAAGCGATGGGATTACCTGCCGATAGGCACCAAGCTATACACCATAGTGAAATGGGAATGAGATGACCTACGAGTATCTTCTTTCAGTTTTAACTGAGTTAACAGGGAAAATGTCTTTGTTACGCCAAATTACTTTTTCTGAAAAATTAGTTGCATGGGGTGGTTATGAATGCTGCAAACATGACTTATGTATTTTATTAGAGGCCACATCATGACCTACACCGAAGAAGCAAAGCAAGCACACGAAGCCGAACGCATAGCCAGGTTGCTGGCTTTATTGGAGGTTTGATTATGGTAGAGAGAAAGTTTTGCTGGCTACCTACAAAAGTATATTCACGCGATCATTGCCTTTATGGATTTGCTTGGATCAGGTATGTCTGGCACTCGGGTAATGGTTATTACTACATAACACAACAGGCCGCATGGGAAGCAAGTGACGGCTATATTTTTGGATAAGGAATAACCATGACACAAACACATAAACTAGTGCCGATTGAGCCGACAGATGAAATGCTGAAGGCTATGCAGCAGAACTGGTCTATATCCAGCAATCACGCGGCATCAATTCAATTTCAAAAGGAAACCTACAAAGCCATGCTCTCATCCGCGCCAGAAGTTGGCGAGGCGGTGGCGTGTGCAGTTTGCGGGCACCAAACAACATACTGCTCAGATTGTGGAGTAGAAGTATGGAAGCCAGCACCAGACCGCACCGCACAGCTTGAGGAAATTTACGGCTATGTATATCAAGTAAATGATACATACACTATGTTTAGCTACAAGAAGCCGCCAGAAGACGCCTACGATGAAGGAACGTTAGTCGCAGTAAGTAGAACGCATAATTCTATAGGCGCCCAACTTGAGGCGAAGTTGTCTGAATGCGACGAAGAAATCGAACGCCTGCAATCATACGAGCAAGGCTTGAATGACGTAATCGCGTGGATGAAAGAGCGCGGGCTGTATCATGACGCTGATTACTTCGGAGATGGGGCAGACTTCGCGGCAATACTAACCGAGCATGAACAGCAGGTCAGCGCATACACTGAGCGCGAGATTAAGAAAGACAATAAGCGGCTGGTGGAGGCGTTGAAGGCGAATGAAGAAGCAATATTATTTGAGTATGAATTTGACGGTTCGATGCGGAAGGAGTGCTCACATTGCAATTCACTCCCTCACGCTGACAGTTGTCCATTTGGCAAAGCTAGCGCCCTTCTCGCAGAAATGGAGGCAAAGGGATGAGTGTAAAAATTTACGCAAACTCCAATGACCTAAATATTCTGCACTTTCCAGAGTTGAATAGATACAAGTTCAAGGTGAGCACGAAAGGCGATGCATTTTTCGATACGCCATTGATAGTTTCAGCAACAGACGAAACCACCCGCCTACGCCAGCAGCTTGAGATTTGGTTGAAAGCGATGGATGAAACATTGGATTTCTTAGATAAGCTTGAGAGAGTTAAAGGCGGTACAACAGCAGCATTCCGTCTAAATAAAGCCCTCGCACAGATACGTGAATTGGAGAAGTGAAGATGAGTGATTTTATGCAATTCAAGCCAGTTAAAGTGAAGTTTACGCCTCGACCTGAATTTGAAGGCATGGCAATACATCCAGACGTTGTGCAATACATAGGACAAGAAGTAACAGTGGTGCCAATGTTTATGATGGACGATGACGATAAGTACCCGGGTGAATGGGCTTTAACTAACGAAGAAAACAAAGGCATATTTGGTCGCCTCTGGATTGCAAGTGGAGATGTGACTATTTTAGAGGAGCCATCATGATAAATCACATAGAACTGGCGAAAGAGTGTGGGGCACACATGGCTGTGGATCATGAAGGAAATCTGGTGCCAATTTTTTATAACAATTCTCTCACCGCCTTCGCAAACGCTATTATTGAGGAGTGCGCGAAGGTTGTTGATGATAACGATGAAGCTGTTGAGGTTAGAGGCGGGAAAAGGCATCTTATACCAAGAGCTGAACATAATTTAAACGGCCTTGGATATTCAGAAGGTATCCGTGCGCTTAAAGTAATTTAAAGGTATAATTTACAAGTGGTCGCTGGAGAGCGCGTAAGTTGAAGCTGCCTTAATCAGCGGATAGCCACACTACTCACTCAATGTTATTAAGGGACACATCATGCTTACTCAGTCAAGATTAAAAGAGGTTGTGAACTACAATCCTGAAACTGGTGATTTTATTTGGATTGGTCATAGGTATAAATCAAGGAACGGTCTTGCTGCTGGACATATAAACCAACGCGGATATAGGCAAATAAGAATAGATGGCATCTTATATAAAGCCCATCGGCTTGCATGGCTGTATGTAACTGGAAAATTCCCAGAACATTCAATAGATCATATAAGTTGCATAAAAACAGATAATAGATATTCAAATCTTAGGCAGGCTGATCATTCTTTAAACAATCAAAACATAAAAAAACATAGATCGCATAATAAAACTGGTTTTCTTGGTGTTAGATATAGAAAAAATATAAATAAATATATTGCTGATATTAGAGTAAATGGTAAACAGATTTATCTTGGATTATTTCATAACGCAATTGATGCTCATAATGCCTATTTAGAGGCAAAAAGAAAATACCATGCTGGGTGCACAATTTAAAGTGAAAGGGTGAGTATGTCAGCATTTGAAGAATTAGAACAACGATTCACATCCGGAAATGATGTGCCAGTTCCAAGCGTCACGTTATCACGTGATCTGTATGAACGCCTACGCGCTGAAAATGAAGCGCTGCGGAAGGATGCGGAGTGGATTAGTGTTGAGGATAGATTGCCAGAAAATGCTGATCATGTGTTAATTAATGAGCTATGGGATAAAGACAACAATAAAAACTCTACTTATTATTTAGCCTCTTTCATGAAAAGATACAGGGATGATAATGGTAAATATAGAAGCAACGGTTTTTTCATTGAATCAGATGGATCGGTAAAAAAAGAACTTGTAACCCATTGGCGACCACTTCCCCAGGCACCAGACCGCGCAATGAAAGGATAGGTGTTAATCAGTGACTCCTATTCTTTGCTGCTCCTGTTTAATATATGAATAGCAAGCATTGTAATCACTAGCACATACAGAGCCTGCTTCCTCTAAGGTTTTTGAGTATTCTCTTTCACTGGTACACTGATCTTGGCTTTCTGCAACAGGTAATCCGTCGCCGTCTTTTCCGGTAGGTTGATTGGTATCATTTTCGGACATTCTGCGCTCACTACTTTCGGATTGTTTGCGCAACTTGTTAGCAAGCTCAGTGCGGTAATTAGCAATAGTTTTTTTGTCATTGTTTAATTCCTTTCCATATAACGCGCCAATATGCTGAATATCTGCTATGTGTGACGCTTGCAATGAGTCTGTGGCTTGCTTTCCTTGCTCGGTTAATGCCTTTACGCGTTCAGACTGTTTTAACGACTCTAATCGCATGTTTTCAATAGTTGCTAATGCTTCATCTCGTTCTTCAAGTATAGAGTATATGCGCCATGAAATAACGACGAATATGCCTGCAATTAATACAGCTTTCCAATTATTGCGTATTAATAGCCAAATCATGGAATAAAAGTCCTTTTCCCAGACTTAGGGCTGCGTGTAGATAAATGACACCAGCCTTTTGTGTACGTAGGTGATTCACGATATAAATCAAATTGCGTTAGGATTGCATCATTAATCCAGTCATCTAATTTTCCTTGCGGGTCGTAAATATCAATAGCCTGACCTGTTTTGTGACTAGACTTAGGTGCACCTTCTGGACATGATTGAGGACGAAAGCCGCCGTATTGAGTGCCTGATACAAGTGATCCAGTAGTTGGATTATCTTTTAGTTCTATTCCAGCTCTATTTGCAGAATCTATAAGCTGATTAACTCTATCTAGAAGAATAACAGCATTCTTTTTGCATGCATCATTAAAGTCTGCATGTTCAATCCACTTTCCTGCATATTGCTCTAATGTAATCATGATTAAATCCTAAATATCTTTTTTAACCATCGGCATATCTTGCAAGCCGTTTCTGATATCCGAGCCATAATCATTCCTTCTGTCAAACAAAAATAGGCCAGCAAGCCCGGTTAAAGAGAGTGTTTCTATAATTGTAGGAGTTCTAAAATACAAACTTACAATTGCTCCTACAGCAGCAGCGAATATCACCATGTAAGCTAGTCTAATAAGATCGCATGTGTCTTTTTTCATGCGAGTGCCAACACATGCGCAAACAATCATAATTACTAAAGAGGAAGTAATTATTAAAAAATCGCAGAAAGCATTTAATACATTAAGCATCTTTATCTCCTTTGAGGAACGTAGACAGTCTCCCAAAGAATTCTGAAATAAGTTTAATAAATTTCATGGGGTCTTCTTTTAACATAACCCCGAGATTGTAAATAAACATAGATAGGCTCATTGACACGATACCAAGAAAAAAACCTGATAGCCCAGCCACACCAAGTTTAAGGTCTAAATCATCCTTCGGTAATGAGATGTAATGAAGGATAACAATAGAACCATTAAATCCTACTATCCCTCCAACCAAAAGAAATAATGCGCCGTTTCTAACATTCATAGGCTCTGATTGCCTTGAAAGAGAAAAGAACGCACCAACTGCTGCGGATGTCGCCGTAACCGCCTTTACTATTGCCCATTCAGATGTGACCACATTTCCCCGCTATCTTTTTATTTATTTTCCAGTTGCCCGCCATGATATGGCTATGTTTGTCCCTACGCCAGTGTTTCCAACATATGTAAATACTGTTACGCTAGTGGCATTAAGTGATGCATATGAGGCGGTATAATTGCCATTTTGAGCAGGTGCAGGTGTGAATGCATAGCATGCCGTTGTAAATGGGATAGGAAATGTTATTGCCAAAGACCCGGCAGAAGTTGTGCCTGATCCCCATTGTTCAATCAGCCCGTTAGGTAATTTCTGCCATCCGCTTGAAGCCAATGAGTTACTGAAAGCATCTCCAAATAACTGCCCGGCCATATCCCACACACTTGAGCCATCAGACGCAAGGAATATGCAGTCACCAGGCTGAACTGTCAGAGTAGTAGCAGATGATACCCCTGCAAGTGTGTTTTTGTTAATTGTATCTGTAGACGATCTGGAAACAGTAACATTTACTGTAGCCTGATTAATAAACCAGAATCCTGCTCCTGCCGCTAACGTGTTTGCCGCTGGCAATGTTAGCGTCTGAGATACAGTGCTACCAGTAAACAAGATCATATTGCCTGTTAGTGTTGCAGAGATGGACTGCGAAGTATTGTATGAGGTGATTCCTCTTGCCGGGCCTAGCTGAGAAGTCAGGGCTATTGTCCCTGACTGATCTGGTACTGACAACGTTCTGGTTGCTGTCAATCCTGAAAGATCAAACTTTGCATAAATACTTAATGCAGTTGATTTTGCAATTCTGAAAATAGTGTCAATTAAAGACGGCACAGACGGATTTGAGGCCGAGAGAATACTTAATGACACTTGGTTTATGCCAGCATCCAATACACCAGAATCTGTTTGAACGGTAACTGTGGTTAATGTGGTAAATACTGAGTCTGTAATATACCCATAAATAGTTCCACCAGAGCCATCAATCTTGATTCTACGATTAACCTGAAACTCAGATGTTTGATCTCCCAATACTGTAAAGGAATTGGCTGATACGTAGGTTGGAGTAGTTGCGATAACTTTCCACTCTGAAATTGAAACATCTGTATTGCCTACACCGATAACATTATCAATTGTCCTAATTGGGCTTGTTGGCGGGTCTGTATCCGTAGGCGAGGTAAATACAAATTTATATGCAAGACTGTCTGAAAGCCATATCGCGTTTGGCGGTTCACCTCTTGCATCCAAGATAATAGGGTTTGGATTTGGAGTGGTACCGGCTGAGTCTGCATAGGTTGTCTGCTTAGAAGTAGACCCGGCAGCATAGGTGAATAATTGCGCTCCTACAGCAGGAATGCCATTAATAAATTGAGCTTCAATAAAAACTGGTGACAGCTTAGCCATTTGTTTGCCCCAAAGTTGTGTTATATTGCATATATGGATCCTATTTCATTAGGCGCTATTGTCGCCATTATCATTGTTGCTTCAATCGGAAGGCGCAGAAAGTAAACCTATCCCAACCCCTAATCCAGGAACTTGCTGAGATTGTGGTTTTGCAGGATTTATCAATGCGCTGCTTGGATTGAGCGTGTTTCTAGCATTCATTCCAAGAGCAATATCATTTGCCTGATTAGCTACTATATTCCCCAATGGAACTTTGCGCAGCAACCCACTTGCTCCTAGTTTTTCCAATGTTCCCATAAACAATGTAGCGGCTGTGTTTGAATTATTAACAGCCGATCCTGTGGGCTGGAACTTCTCATAAGAAGCAACACGGCCAAGTGCCTTTAATGCATCAACTTCATCCTGATTAAAGAAAATTCTTAGTTTTGCGTCGCCAATTTTTTGCAATTCTTTGTTGTATGGTGATGGGGAGAAACTAGCCACCTCATCGGCAGCGCCATTTGTTCCCTTGAGTTTAAGGTTTTGCAAAATTTGTGACCTAATCTCATCCAGTGCTTCTGGACTATCCTTAACAATTTTACGCAGATTCTCCATGTCTTTGACAGTGACTTTTTGACCAGTAATGAACTGATTTACAAACTTGTCTGGCTCGACACCATCACGAACAGCTTTTAATGCTGGCGTTTTTTCAACAAACTGCATGTATCGCCTGTTAGCATCTCTTGCCTTATTGAACGAATCAATAGCCTGCTGTCCCTGCCCGTCAAGAAGCGGAGCCTCGTCTAAGGCTTCCCTTACCTTTGCCAATGCTAGACGTTCAGCAGGATCATTTGAAGCCCTCTGAAGTGTTCCTATGTTGGTTTTGAATTGCTCTGCAACGTCTACCGTCAGTGGAGTATTGCCTTGTGCGATAGAGTTAAGTTTATTTCTCACGTCGCCAGGTAGCTTCCCTCCAAGCAAAGCATCATCCAGCAAGTCATTCGCTCTCTGAGTAAATGCGCTGGGGCTTATTTCAGCACTACGCCCAGCAGTATTTCTGGCTTGAGAATAAAGGTTATTAATATTACTTTTAGCTACATCATCAAAAGACTGTAGATTATTAATAATCGTACCACCAGCATCATATGGAGTAGATGCTTTTGCAGCGCCAGCGCGGTTAATAAAATCAATGATCTTTTTCTGATTTTCACCTCTTAAAGTTGACAATGATTGTGCAGCAGGATCAGAGCTATTAGCCGACATCTTGACCAGATTTTGATCTCTAGTCACATCAGCAGGATTGAGCGTTAAACTTGATCTCATGGGCTGTGCGCCAACTTGACGGTAATCTGCCAATCTACGCACAGCATCATTAGACAATGTACCGTCAATATTTAATGCTGAAGCAATGTCTGAACGTAACGACGCCTGTACTTCTTGTGGAAGTGACTGAAAATTAGGAATAGAATTATTTAATGCAGTTTCAATTCTTTCTGTTCCGATATTTGTTGGTTGAGTAATCGCTTGAGCGCCAATTCCGCCACCTCTTGCTAATAGTGGAGCAGCTAAGCCACCGCCTAATGCAGCAACAAATTGACCTTCTGGTGAAGCGCCTAACTCTCTTGCCGTACCACCAGCAGCACCCGCACCACCAGCAGCTTGCATTTGTCCGGCAGGATTGGCTGAGATGCTTTGCATTATTCTTTGAACTAATGGACTGGATGACAGCCTGGCGATAGCATTAGCAGTTCCAATAGTAGCAGCAGTAGGAACAGCAATACGTCCAGTTTCGTTTACAACGCGCTCTACAGCGTTTCCAGGCTTAGGCAGACCTAAAGCATCAGCAGCTCTAGTTCCGGCGCCTTCAAAAGGGTTTTGTTGTTCAGGTATTCTTAATGCTTCACGCATCTGGGAATTAGGGCTAACCAACTTGTTAACAGCGCCTAGCAATCCTGATCCAAGGTCAGAAGCAGCTTCAATGCCAATACGTGCAGTTAGTCCAGCTTGACGGCCTAAACTATTAGGTGTTTCAGGCTCTGACTGTTCAGTATCGGCAGAATATTTCTCCCAAGGCTTTGCCTCAGTTTCATTGCTTGCGTATTTTTCCCATGGTTTCATTATTTCTTCTTCCATGATCTAGGATCAGCAGGATTCCCACCTTTAAACACATAACCGTCAACTATAGCACCTGGTTTTGGCGCAGGCATAGGCTCACTTTTTGGAATGATATTTTTCTTAGCTAAAGGCCCTGCCATTGTGTTTAGGCCCTCAATAGCTGTTTGCCTATTCGCTGCTTTCTGTCTAACGATGGCATCACTATCACCAGGCTGTGGGAAATACTGTTTACGCGCGTTGTCAAATTCGCTTGAGCTAATTGCCGCCCCTGATTCTTGACGCAATATGGCGTTAATAAAATTTCTTTGCGCCTGATCTGCTGACTGCGTGTTGTCACTAGATAGAGCGTTAATAGCCGTCGTGGCGCCCGGGATATATTCGGCTATGCCTGAGTTTTTAGCTGCCACTCCTAAGCGGCTATAGTTATTGCCAAGATCATTTAGTATTTTATCTGCCTCTGCTGCGCGGGTGGCGTAAAGGCTCGCTTTACCCTGGCCTTCTGTAGGGTTGGCTTTCTTGTCGCCAGGGCCGCCAGGAATTGCTTCCAATGTGCCATCTTCTTTGTATCTGTATCCGGACGGGGCTTTTGCGCCTTGAGAGTTAGCCTCTCTTGATCTTGCATCAACCATGTTCTGACCACGCATGGTCAAAGCCCTATTTGCTGCTCCTTCTGATCTAGCCCTTGTATCTGTCATAATAGCGTCAGGCGTAGCAGTCTTGTCAAGATTCATATTCTTGATGTTTGGATTGGTGTACGGGTTCATATCAACCAATTGAACTTTTCCACCTAAATCGACGCGCTCCCATTTTGGGGTGGCCTGTTTAATAGCTTCATCAGCAGTTAGAATGTATTTCTGCTGGTTTTCAGGTGAGTAAACAGGACTCATCTGAGCAACCAAATCTTTACCGCCTAAAGCAGAAAGTTCGCCTAACACAGCATCATAAGAAGCTTGGTCATTTACTGTAGCTAATCGGTCTCGACCGTAAGCGATTAATCCTTTACGTTGCTCTAACTGTGCTTTTGCATTTTCATTGCTAAGCTTTTGTTGATCTGCTTTGCTTTTTATAGATTGCTGGTTAAATTCATAGGCTTTTACAGGAGAAACCTTATAAAGATTTGCAAGCGTGGATTTCTCATCTAAGTTTCCATCTTCACCGATAGCATAAGCACCTTTTATAGCTTCATTTTCAGCCATATCTTTCTGTGCTTTCTGCATTTCCATCTGCAAAATCTGGTTTCTAGCGCGGTCAGCAATAGCCTGATCTGCTGCCCCGTAAACTTGGGCTAGATTAAACGGTTTGAAGTCATATTCTGCCATGATCTATTTCCAGAAAGGGGTTGAAGATGAATAGCCACCAGG